TTGGTCATCCTCTCGTCTTTAGCCACTGCCGCAGCGAGTCGTAATTCCATCTGACCAAAATCCGCGTCAACAAGCAGATAACCATCAGGAGCTTCAACGCACTGACGAAACTCCGTATCACGAGGAATCTGCTGGTTATTGGGTTTGATGCAAGACATACGACCCGACTCCGCTCCAAGCTGCAGATAGCTGGCACGAACAAAACCATTTTCGTCTGCTTTTTCGAGGATTGCTTCAACCATTTGGCGGCGTTTCTCCGCCTTTTTCCATGCCAAATACGTTTGAATGACATGGTGATCAGCCGCATACTCCTGGAGCGCTGCTTTAGACGCACTAGGTTTGCCTGTTTTGGCATCGACAGGCGGCTCACCCAACAGGGCGGTAAACTTTTGTAACAATTGCTTAGGGCTATTTATGTTAAAGCCCGCGTCTTGCTTGGTGCCAAGGCGAAAAGAACCAGAAGCTTTTGGCCGGAGGTTGAACGTTTCCGCTCTTTCGATGTCTTCAATTTCTGCATACCAGCGTTCACGGACATCATCGTCGTGGCCCATTTCGGTGAGACGGTCTCGAAGGTACGAGAGTCTTTTAACGTTTGGCACTTCTCTGGGGAGTTTTTCGCCTTCAGGGAGCGCTGTATCCAACTCCCGTAAAAATTCTCGACTGAGCGCATCAATTGTGAACTGGTAGTCATCACGTAACTGTTCAAGAGCAGGAATGTTCCATGGAAGTCCGGTACGCCACATCTGTGCCATAGCCGGAAGCGCTCTGCACTCTAGGCTTGTTGCCGCAGCCAATCCGGTCTTTGCCAGCATCTGCTGCAGGACAACATCCAGGCGCAAGAGCACCTCGACATCCTTAGCCGCATAGACAAGCTGCTCCTCACTAAGGTCTGTAGCGCCCCAGTCAGACTTTTGCTGCTCTTTATCTAAGTCAATTCGTAGATACCTTTTAGCCACATGTACAAGGCCATGTTTTACATTAGGCAGCCCATTAGATAACAACTTGCTCGTCAACATTGTGCAAAACAGTTGCCCCCTGGGACGTATCCCATGCTCCTGTAACCAACCTAAATCAAAGACAGCATTGTGCGCTAACCACCGCCTATCTACATCAAAGAAATCGGATACTTTTTCCCAGTCATCTTCATCCAAATCAAAGCAGTCAATAACAACAATTGTCTCTGTATCGCTGCAACCAAGCTGAATGAGACGCAGTTTGCCAATCTCTGGTTGCAGCTGGAGCGTCTCTGTATCAAACGCAATAGAGGTAGACGAAGCTAAAGCGCCGAGATGCTCGACGCCAAAAAGAACCTTGTATTCAGACATAAAAGTCAGGCGTGCTTTTCTTCGGGGAACTCACCGTCCCAATCGGACTCATGGGTTCCATCTGGAGCGTACCAGCCGCCTTCATCGCAGGACCAGTCTGCTTCCGTGCGTGCATTCCACACCGTGTGTTCCCAAGCCATAGCGGCATCAACTGAGTTCGCTATAGAGCCATAACGATCGAACTCTTCTGCCTTTTTAAGGTTGTAATCCTGGACTTCGGACTGCATATATGCAGGTGCAGTTTTCATTTTGATGTGGTCAAGTGGGTGAGTTGACATCAGTTGTTCTCCTGTGGGCGCATTGCTTTCAACTTTTGATCAAAACGACGAATGACCTGAATGTCAGTCCCTGGTTCTTCCATGCACTGCTCCCAGACATGAATCACCTGCTCCAACTGCCAATCGGCACCAGCTTTCATGCAACCCTTCCAGTCATTCGTCTTCGTCGATGCTTTATCATCAATAGCACGGCAGATTTCGTCAGTCAGTGGATGTTGGTCAGTCATGATGTGATTTGTTTGGTCATTTTTATGCAAGTGGATCGTAAAAAGGGTCAAGTTCAAATTCAGTGATAAGTCGTGTTAAGTACCACTGAGCTTTACGTAAGTCTTCAGCACCATTTTTTTGGCGGTAGCGCCACAGGTACTTTATGCTGTTGCCACGCAGATAACCAAGGAATTCATCTTGTGTCATCTGCGCTTTGATGGCATCGATGCACTCAATGTCACCACTTTGGTAGTGACCAGGATTGATTGCGTCACTCATCATCTGAGAAGATAGGAGGAATTGCGTACCAGTCGTTCCTTGGAATCCAACAGAGCAAACGCTCAATTTCTTCACTTGTTGGAGCGTTGGCATGGCTGAGCGGTTCGTACCAGAGTAGTACCGCCTTACAAAGGGCGGAACCAAACTGTGGTGGCTCCGTAGCAGTCGCTGGAGCAACCTGAACAGCGTCTTCGACGATGGCGTGGATCTCTAGGAGATCAGAGTCGCGTTTGTAGCTGTAGGAAACAAGCTTAGGCATGGGTGGCGCCTGAACTACCTCAGTAGTGTAGCACCTTAGTTGAGGTAGCTGGAAATCACCGGAAAGATTTCATGCTCGTACTCGCTTTGGATGCTGGCATCAATCCCGCCCTTTAGCGCGGTTTCAATGTCCTTTTCCAAGCGACAAAACTCCTCTGGATCGTCCTCATATACCCCCTCAAACACCCTGAACACCTTTCCATCGGGGCTGTAAGCCGTGTAGCGCACCAGGGCAAGAAAGCTCTGGGGCCGCTTTAGTTCGTAGTAGGTGATGGTGGTTTTCAGGCCCACTGGTCCACCTGGTTTACCACCAGTGTGACCCGTCTTGACGAAGCGAAGCATAATGTAATAGTTCGCTAGGGGCGTGATGGACACAAAACGGGAGTTCATTTACGAGCGGTTTAGGCGAGACATACAAGGCATCGACAACTTGAAAGACGCCCAAGAGATCGCCTGTAAGTTTCTGCGCCTGTACTTGGCTCAGCAGGACGTTGTAGACGGCTTTATACGCAAGGGGTGGCTACCTGATGGGGCAGCCACCGGCATGGACTAATCCCGTATCGCTCGGGGGGTATAGGCATTCTTTCGCTCCCTAATCAAGCGCCCTGTCTCGTTGAAGCACTCACGCCGCACCTCATAGGGGATGGCGTTCACCATTTGGTTGATACGAAATTGCAGGAACTGGTCATCGTCATCAGCCTGCAAATCTGTGAGATGCGCAGACTGAACCGCATTGCTTAGCCCACTAACGATCCAGTGGCGGAAAGTAGGCGAACCAAGCAAGTCAGCCAGCTGGATCTTTTCGGAAGCGTCAAGAACCTTGTCGGGGATTGAAACTGAACCCTGGGACGTCATTACTTAATCCTTTTTAAGTTGTGCCTTTCGGCCCGTCTACTGTAGCAGCGGGATTTTAGCCCCGCTGCTGCGTAAGGGTTATTTCCGCTTTATACGTCCCACTGGTTCCAGGCGTTAGTCCTTAGCGTATCAAGTTCCTCCCTGGTGCGCTCAGACTCTGCCTCGCGCGCGGGGGGATATTCCCCAGATTGTCCCCGCAAGCCACTTTCCGCTCCACCACTGGGTTTTGAAGGGGGACAGCTAGGGGGGACAGGCGTCGTTCCAGGGGTGTTGTCCCCCTCAACCGCGTAGGGGGGACAGGTCTCGGATTTTGAGGGTTTGTCCCCCCTCTTGTCCCCCCTCAAATCCGTTCCAGGAGAAGGGTTGTTGTTAGGGGGGACAGGTTTCGTAACCTCTCCGCGCGTGTGAGAGAGAACTGCTTGGTAGTTCTTCTCTCTCTTTTTCCCTGGAGCGGTAACAGCTGAAATAAGCCCCCTCTTCTCCAACCGCTGGAGCGCTTTCTTAATCGCCCCCACGTTTCCTCCCACCAGTGAATCGACGTTGAGTTCGCTCTTGGTCATGGTCCGTGGGTAGATGGTGCGGATTCTCATCAAGACGCGATCGATGATTGCGTCGGGCGTGGTCTTGGTTTCATCTACCTCTGGAGTGGCGTCGTTGATACTGAAGGTGAGGTCGCTCTCCATACGCATCGCCAGAAACGTCCCAGAGCGCCCTGAACGGCTTTTTTCCACCGTGATGAAGCGTGTGTGCCTTGTAGAGGGGTCTTCCTCCACCTGCTCCTTGCTGGGGCGTTTCAGAGCCCACGTCTCATCAACGGCGTCACGGATAGCCGAGGTGCCCCTAAACCCACCCTGCTTGTTGGCGTGGTGAATGATTATCACGGTTGTTGCGGGAAACTCGCTGCCATTGGAACTGGAAAGCCAGTACAGGGGCTCTGCAAAGTCTGATTTGTTTTCGTCAAAAGCTTCCCCACCGCTACACCCAATTAGGGAGTCAATGAGG